TTACAACTTGACGCAGTTGTTTGATCCAATTTCCTGTAAAAGTGGGTTGATCTGTGTGTTTTTTGTACAAAGGTGTGTTGGCATAGACATTGTTGAACAATCCATTTTCTGCTGGGCCCATGTCATATCCCAGCAAATAAATGCACCGATGCCCATCAAGAGCAGCCAGGCTAGCACAGATTGGGCCGGAGCTTGATCCATAATAGGGCTTGGGCACAGGTTTTGCCCCTAGTCCGGGAATGGGCTGACGTGTGTGAAATCTATGTCGTCCACTGTACCCTGATTCTTGAATTTCACTGGCAATGGGGCGATCAGTTGCCACCAAGGCCGTGGGCGTGAATTCTTGATACAGACGATTACATCCATAGACTGGTCCAAGTTCTGCCAATCTTTGTAAATTTACAGATTTTCGGCTAATGCCGTTTCCCAACACAAAAGCAACAGTCATAAAAAATCCTCCCTGTATGTATTCCAGAGAGGACAGGGGAGCAAGCTAAAATCAGCTAGTCCATTTTTCAAGTTGACCCGGGATAACTGTAGTATCAGCAGTGCCAGACTTGATAACAGTTCCCTCATCAGTGAAGAAGTTTGATACATAACGAACATCACTGGTAATGTCAGATTGTGTGTATCCGTTACCACCAGTCCAGTCCAGCAACCACTTATTGGTTAATTTGCTGATGTAAGTGACTGTTGAGTCACCCACTGAGAATCCAATGGCCATAAGACCAGCGGCCGGGGTTGAATCATTGTCTAACACACAGACACCAACTTCTTGACAAGTGCCTGAGGTTGCTGCTGCTGACGCTACTGTGACTTGGAAAATTGTTCCAACCGCAGCACCAACAGGCGCACCCATGGACAACCAGTTAGTGTCGCCTAACGTTGCAATGCGAACACTTACTCCTACCACAGCATTAGCAGGATCAATAGCAGTATTGGTGGCCACTAAAAACTTGTGTGAACCTTTTTGGCGCAAAATAACACCATCATCTACCCCTGTGAAACTGTTAGTGATGTTAACAATACATTTGACAATAGGGTTGGTTGCTGACGTTGCAGTGGTACGCAAACCACCAACTACCCCAAGATAGTCTGCATTGCTGAGTGTGGTAGGATTGACGTTGAATTCTGGATCAGTTAACGAACCAAAATTAGGAAAGCCAATGTCAATGCCAACTGCTGCACCTGGCGATCCAACACCTGAATTAGTAGAATATTTTTGAATTTTGAGAGGACGTCCCATTTGTTTTCTCCTTAAAGAAGTCCGATGTGGGTTCTAGCCACTACGCGGTGGGTTTAATAACCGCATAAGACGCTGAATTGCGTACAAATTTTATTTACCACTAATGTTGTTTTAAATACCTGATGAATTCAGATCAACTTGTAAACCTTGGTAACGATTGCCGCAGCAAAGATCAATACAACGATGCATTGAAATACTATGCTCAAGCCTTTGTCAACGACCCTCTCAACATTGACGCATGGAACAACTATGGCAATGTTCTTAGAGAAATTGGAGAACCCAAACGAGCCAAACCTTTTCTTGAACATGCCTGTGTTGTCAAACCAGACTTTGTCACTGCCCAGTTTAATCTAAGTATTGCTGCGCTGCTGGCAGGAGATTACGACTATGGTTGGAAACAATACGAATGGCGTTGGCAATACGAACATCTAGCCGGCACCAAGCCCCAGACATCTAGGCCAGAATGGCAAGGTGAGGATTTAAAAGGTAAAACAATACTTGTCTGGGCCGAACAAGGGCTGGGAGACACCATACAATTCAGTAGATTTTTATACGACTTGCATGTCAAAGGAGCTGAAATATTATTTGTTTGCATGTCAGGCCTAGTTCCACTTTTTCAACCCAGCCATTTGATCAAGCAATGCACCGACGACACCAATACTCTTGGAGACTTTGATTATTGGATTCCAATGATGAGCTTGCCAAAGGTTCTAGGGGTTACACTTGATACCCTTAGGCACGAGCTAAGTTATGTGGAAAGCCAACCTGAATACATTTCTCAATGGAGCGCAAGATTAGGAGTTAAAAACAACATGCGTATTGGTATTTGTTGGAGTGGGCGCAAAGACAACTGGGTCAACAAATACAAAGGAGTGCCAGTGGAATATTTTGTTGACCTAGCCAATAAATTTCCACAACACGACTGGATAAGTTTACAGGCCGAGGTCTATGATCACGAAGATGAAAAAATAAAAAATTCAACTATCAAAACTTTTCCAGGTACCATAAACACCTGGGCTGACACAGCAGGACTAATACATCATCTGGATCTTGTTATCAGCATTGATACCAGCATTGCACATCTAGCCGGTGCCATGGGCAGGCCAACTTGGATTCCACTTACCAAGTTTGCAGTGGATTGGCGATGGGGGCTAGGAATAAATCGAACACCGTGGTATCCCAGTGCTAGATTGTTCAGACAATCAGACTTTGGTGACTGGAACACAGTATTCGGTGGCATGGAAAAATATCTAACAATGTTTAAGATATGAAAAAGCCCGCCAAAGCGGGCTTTTTGCTTGGTGTGGTTCTCAGATTAGGAGAACGACAGGTTCGAAACAGCGATCTCACCCAAATAGTCAGCTGCGTTACCGAAGCTGCTTGCTGTGTTAGTAAGCTCGATGTAACCATAACGTGTCATAAATGACACGACTGGTTCGAATGTTGATGGATCCAGCACAACACCAGAACTCATTAAAGGAATGTATGGGCAGTAGAACGCTGCTGCATCTGCCTCAGAACTACCTTTGTAACCAACCAAAACTGAAGTGCTGTCACTAGCATAGCTATCAACAAACACACGCATTGCACCATTCAATGTACCAACAAACTTGGTGTTTGTAGGTGCTTCAAAAGTGCCTTCGGTGGTACGAGCAAAAGCTGAAGTTGTTGCTGACTGGAGCACAGTCAATGATGCTGAAGAAACAACAGCCCAGTTACCAGCGCCACGACGTGTACGCTGAGCGATCAAGTTAGCAACACGGTTGATCAGAACTGCCAAAGCGGCGTGTTCGTCACCAACAAATGTAGCTGTACCTGATACAGTAGCTTGGTTGTATGTAAATTCAGTAGCAGCCAAAGTACGCAAGCTCAACAGGATTTCTTGATCAATTTCAGCTGTGATCTCTTGAGCCAAGGCGGCCATGATTTCTGCTTCAACGTCAATACCGTGCATTGCTTGTGCATCTTGTGCGGCTTCAAATGTCCAACGTGCTTGCAACTTACGTGTCTTGGCTTCAACTGCTTGCTTGAGGATCTGTACGGAAATTTGCTTACCGCCGTTGCCTTCAAGTGTAGGAGTTGCTGCACCAGTGTATGCGCTAGAGCTGGCAGTTGCCTGTGGAACAGTAGAGTAAGCAGTTGCAATTGTAAACGGGCTCAATGCTTCTTGGCCAGCTACAACACTAGTCGCTGCTGCTGAACTGTCAGTTAAGTTTTGTGCATAACGAACACGCAGAGTATGAATCTGACCAACTGGGCCAGTCATTGGCTGAACACCAACTAACTCATTTGCAATAACTGTTGGCATCACACGACGGATAACAGGCAGAATAACACGATTAAGTGTTGCAATGTTACCAGACGCTGTGGAACCAGCAGATGCATTCTCTTTCAAATACTTGCGAGTGTTTTCGAGGATAACACCCATTGTGCTACGACGACTACCTTTAAGGCCTTCCATCAAGGCTTCTTTGGTATCGTCCCAGCGGCTTTCAATTAACTCTTGTGACATTTAAGTCTCCTTATATTTCTTAGAGCCCTGCCAGACGCTTGATATCAATAACATTGTTACTGTTGTCAGCTATCGTCGGGGCAGATTTATCACCAGTGACTGCGCTGGTTACGTTTTCTGTGATCACTTTTTTGGCTTTCTCAGAACGGTTCTCAAGCACTGCTGGTAGATACTTTTCAAAAGCGTTTTTCAGACGTTGTGTCTGAACGCTTTCAAGAAGATTACGCATAACTTCACGCTTCTCGTCATTCAGAGGTGCGAGTAATTCCTCCATTGTGTTTTGACGCACATTGGATTCCTTGATCATGCGAATTTCTTTTTCTTTGGTCTCTACAACCACTTTAGCGCGGGTTGCGAGATTAATGGCTTCGGACAACTTCTGGTCCTTCTCAGCGATAATACTGTGTAATTTGCGTACCTCAGATTTCTCATTGAGATGTGTTGCTCCGAACTCTGCAGCATACGCTTCAAAGATACGGCGACCAAAATTGTTTTCACGAGCGAATTTGATATCTTCGTGAAGTTGACCGAGTTCAGCCTTGAGATGCTTGGCAACTGCTTTTGTCATTTTTTCAGCAGATTCTTTTACAAATCGCTGCTTCAATGACTCAAGCTTCACACGAGCGTCACGTACCAAGCGAACTTGTGTTTCCACAACTTTCTTCTTGTCTTGTGCAAACTCTGTGATTTCCTGTGCAAGAGCTCGTACAACAAACGATTCTAATTTTTCTAGACTTTCGTTGTGAGTCTTGCGATCTCGACGCAGTTCACCAATTTCTTCAGCAAGTTTTGTCACCATAAAGTTGTTGAACTTTGTGGCTGACTCTTTCATCTTGCCTTGGAACTTGACTCTGTCTTCGGACAATGACTGCTTTTCAGCAATCACTGCTTCTAACTCTGCTTGTAGACCTTCGGTTACCATGCGATCTAGGGCTTCCACCATAACTGTTTTATCATGCTCATAGCGTTGTGCAAATTCCTCACGGAGTTCTGCACGTACTTGTTCTTTGGCTTCTGTTAGCTTTGTTTCCCAAGCTTCGTTGAGTTCTTGGCTAACATCTTCATTGATCAGGCCGCTATCTAGTAATGGTTTGATGGCATCTAACATTCGTAGATTCTCCTAAATCTTGAGTTCCTTGATGAGGCGTTTTACTTCCTCCTTCAAGTATCTCTGTACTTTGTTGTCCTGTCCCACTTCCTTGGCAATCTCAAAAACTTTATGACCATATTTCATGTTCATAAGACTTTCATAGATTGCTGTGGGATACGCATTTGGTGCGCTGGGCTGGGCAACTACATCAACAGTGACAATTTCAAAGTCACTGACATGTCCGTTTGCGTCGTTAACATTGCCGCTTCCGCGACTGCTAACGCCTAGTTTTACACCCGCGTCCAACATAGTTTTAACCAGTTGTCCCATGGGTGTGGGTAATATTCTTAATTTGCCATATCCATCAGCTCCGTTCATCCACATACCTTCCATGCAGTGACTCACACGATCCAAATTGATTTTTAAATCATCTGGGTGATCCACTTCGCCCAAGACGCTGAGACCATTTTTGATTTGCTCAGTAATGGTGTCAACGGCTCGAGTGATTTCACGTACCGGATAAACACGCTCGTTGGCATTGCGTTTGTCGCCTTGAATGCAGATACCTTTCATGTAGAGATTTTTACCGCCGGACCCGTCACCAATATCCTCGGTGACGAGTTCAACTTTTGCTTGATTGTAGGTCAAAGTTTCTCTAAGGTATCTGCTCACAATTAACGACCTTTAAGTGGGCTCTTGGTGTTCACGCCAGTGGCTTGTGATGTCACAGGTCTAGGCGCAGCTTTTTGATCTTTCATGCTGTTACCAGCTTTGTTCTGGAAGTCACCAATGAGATCTTTGTGGCTGTTGCTGTAGGCAGATGTATCGTGCTTGCCACCCATGCTGGTACCAGTGTGAACTGGCTTGCCTTGCATACCGGTAGCACCACTATTTGCTGCATACACAGCTTTCTTATTGATGCCGCCTTCTTCGGAAGTAGTTGGCTTGGGTGCTGCTTTCAAGCTGACATTTTCCATCATTCCTTTGCCGTCCATGTCATCCATGTCATCCATGTCGCCGCCAAATTCTGCTTCACCTTCGTCGTTGCCAAATTCTTCGGTGTCGTCCATTTCTAGTTCGTCACCACCGTCAACATCCATGTCTTCGTCGCCAAAGTCACCATCCATTAGGTCTTCAAATTCAGCTACCAAACGATCAACTTCGTCTTCAAGTTTGATCACACGATCTTCAAGACCTTCTTCGCTGTCCATGTCGTCGTCCATGTCGTTGTCCATAGCTTCCATGGACATACCTTCTTCTTCCATTTCAACGTCGTCAATTAGGCCTTCTACAGCGTCGCCGCCCATCATGCCTTCGTCATATTGATCCATGCGACCCATGTCATCGTCACCATCCATGCCTTCGGTGACTTCTTCGTCATCATCATCCATGCCTTCGGTGACTTCTTTGTCGTCCTCGTCCTCATCCTTGGCTTCGGACATTTCTTCCTGGTCCATCATTTCTTCATAGATCTGACGGCTTTTTTCAACTACGATGTCATGAAAAAGCTCGCGAGCTTTGTCTTCTTCGTCGTTAATTACGTACTCAATAAGTTTTTCAAAACGATTGCTCATTAAAGGCTCCTTGTCTGGGGGTAAAATTTCATTTACCCCAGTAGGGTAAATGTATAGATATATTTACATACAAGGTCGGAATAGTGCGGCAGATCGGTGGTTTTTTGCAAAAAAATTACAAAATTATTGCAAAAATTTATTAGACTGGTGGGGCAGGTGGTGGAGAGTACATCTTTTTAACTTTTTTAATTTTTTCATCAAATTCATACTGACGCAAGTCATTCATCCTACGAATTTTGTTGATCTGCATCAAAGTCAAGCGGGTTTTGCGCAAATTTTTAAGAGTAGGTTGTGAGTTGTCCTGACTCACGTCTTGATATTGTGCAGGGCTACGCTGGTATAGTTCTTTGAGGATCATAGTGTTATTTATTACACATTGCCTGCAGCAGGGCTCACTGGTGCAGCAGCACCGCCTGCGGGCATTGTTCCAGGTGCAGCACCCGGAGCTCCAGGTAAGGCACCAGGTTGCGCCAGCTGTTCGCCGGTTTCAATGTCAGATTCCATGCCAGCTGGGGTGATTCCAATGCTGCGCAGATCCTGTCCCTGAGATACTTGCAGCTCAGGCTCACCACGTTCTTCGTCCCAGAGCTCTTCGTTTTCAACAATTTCTTCTTCGGTAAGCCCAAGATAACGCTTCAGCAAGAATCGTTTGGAAAAATAAGGTATTTGTTCAAGACCCACAAACGCATTGATGCGTGATGTATCCAGCTCGGCCTGGCGATAACTGGCAAAATTTTGCGGAGGGTTAAAATTTAGCGCAAATAAACCTGCATCTATGTTGAATCCTCTCCAAAGTAGAAACATTTTAAACTCATCATCTAGTTTTTGTACTACAAGCTTTTGTAAGCGTTCACAGTATTGATTGAAACGATATTCTTGTATCAGTGCTGTACCCACTTTGCCATCACTCATTGTACGTTCTGAATCGTCAGGACCTGTGGGCAAGTAGCTGCTGGGCACACGCAGGCCACGTGCCATTTTGTTGTTGAAGTATTTTAAATCGTCAATTTCACCAAGATTTTGTCCGCCTGGAAGGGTGTCCACTGACGACCCACGACCTTCAGCTGTCTGTGGGAAAAAGTAATCTTCACCAATGCTCAATGGGTTATACGCCGAATCCATCATGTTTTGACCCCCACCATTTATAGTGGGAATACGCTTTTGATGCATCTCATTTTTTACACGTTCAACAAATGCCATGGCCAAGTGACTGGGCATGTTGCCCACGTCAATCTTGAAGATTCTGCGTTCCGGAGCACGTTGCACACGATAGATCAGGATAGAATCTTCCAGCAGTTCTTTTTGCTTGAACACTTTGAAAATTTGCTCTAAGATACTGCAACCAAAGGGCCAGAAAAAGTCCAGTCCTTCATTTAAACTGATATGAACCACATGCTTGGCATCAATACAGGCTTCGTTCATGGCTCGGGACCAACGACTGCCGCCAGTTCCAGGTGAGTTGGGCATGCTGTAACTTTGATTGCTGGTACCACCACCGCCACCGCCTGTGGATGGGTTACTCATGTAGTCTTGTGCAGTTTTTGCTGCTACACTTAGACTTTCAAAATTGGGATTGATGTCTCGAATGATATATTGCTCAGGACGTTTGCCTTCGCTTTCGTTTACAATCACACGACTGACTTTGGTCATGTCAACCCAGTACATTTCAAATGTTTCTGGATCACGCACAAACACTTGATCTCCGTATTTGATAGTGTTGCGGAAAAGTTTAAAAATCCTTTGATCTAGCTTGTTGAGTTTGACCCACTGTTTGAGTTGTTTTTTGATGATATCAGTTTCGTTGTCAGTGGGTCGGTCAGTAAACACCACTTCAAATGGAGTGTCATTTTGTTCGTTGATCTGTGTTGAAAACTCAGCAATGATATCCAGGCAAGCATTGACTTCACTGTCAGCATCCATGTTTTCATACTGGTTGTAACGTTCAACACGATTGGGATGCCCAGAATACACTTCTGGCAATCTGCTGGCATAGTTTTTAAATGTAAAATCAGCTTCGGCACCTTGACTACCAAATCCGGTTCCATAGCTGGTGCCGCGATTGTTTGCTCCGTTTACCGGACTCATGCGACCTGAAAGATCGGCTACTTTGAAATATTTTTTCCATGCCATAGTGTATTATTTACCGTTAGGCTCGAGCGTTGAGCAGTATTTTACCCAGGGTGTCACCTTGGTCTCGCTGTGCTCGGAGAATATCCTGCAGCACTGCAACAACACTTTGATCACTCATGTTTGGAGCAGCGTTCATTGAACTTTTGAGATCTTTGATGGCATTTATCATTTCTTTGCTGCCATCATTGCGCACTGGTATGGTTTTTCCGTCAGGCAAAGGTACCACTGCTTCGGTTCCATGCAGCAAAGCAGGATAGCCTGACCGCGGACCTCGAGCAATGCCACCATTGGCAAACTCTGCATGAATGTGCGGACCCCAGGCTCCGGCAGCTTTTTTGTTGGCAGGAGCTCGCATTTCATTGATGACTTTTTTTGCACCAAGACTATCAAGTAACTCTCGGAGACTTTCAACCTGTGCAGCCGGCACTACAATGTCAACCGCATTGCCGGTATTGTGCGCACTGTTTGCACTGCGGCCTTTGACTGGATCGTTGAACGAAGTGAACTGGGCGCCAGAAAAATTTTCTTGAATGGCGCGAGCTGCATCAATGACTTTTTGACTGAGTGGAGCACCGTCAGCCAGTGCGCCTTTTTTTATAGACAGCCCTTCTAGCTGAGCTCGCTGTTGAGCTGTTAGACCTCCTGTGGCAGGTGCCGTACCAGTTACTGGTGCAGTGTTGTTCTGACCATTTGCAGGCGGTGCAGTGCTAGGTGTTTGACCATTGCTAGGTGCAGCATTATTTTGATTATTGCCAGGTGCAGCAGCAGGTGGTTGACGATCGCGTGGTGTATTGCTTCTTGGAGTAGTGCCAGGTGCCGCAGCAGGTGGTTGACGATCGCGTGGTGTATTGCTTCTTGGAGTAGTGCCAGGTGCCGCAGCAGGGTTGCGATTAGCTCCGCCCAGGTTTGCGAATCTTTCAATAGTTCTAATACCTTCAACAATGACATTGGTAAAGCCTGGAACCAAGGCCACCGCAACTTTTTGCAAAGCCAACGCAGCAGCCTGTGCTGTTGGAATAATTTTGTTAATTGCATCTTGCAGTTCTAAATTTAGATCTCTTTGTTTCAGTTGGAATTGTACTTGTTGATTCATTCCTTTACCAGCATCTGCTTCGGTTTTAGCATTTAATGCTGCAAGTTCTTTTTCTAATGCCACACTGTCTTTGACACCAGCTGCACCTAATTTGACCTGCTCGTTGAATTTTACAAATCCAGGAACGTCGCCTATTGCCTGTGTGAGTTTGTTTTGTTTGTCAGCGTTCTCACCAGCAGCACGAGCCATGACTTGAAAACCTTCAATTGAGCTCTTTTGCCCATTGATAACGTCTTGACTGACTTGCAAGGCTTGCCCATTGGTGCTCAGCTGAAGTTTTGTTGCGTTTTCAGTGGATACCATGCCAGTGCTGAGGTCAGCAAATCCGTCTGCTGCTTCCTTGCTCTGTGCAGACAACAGGGTGTAAGTGTTCATCAACCGCTTGGCTGCTGCTTCGCCTTCGGGTCCTTGTTTTTGTAATTCAATTATCTTGGCATTGAATCTAGCATTGCGCAGAGCCTCTTCTTGAGATTTGGCAATTTCAGCACGACTCTGTCCAGTGAGTTGAGAAAGTTCATTGAGATTTCTCAAATAACCTACTGTACCTTTAGAAATACTTTCAGCAGTTTGATTCTGCACATTGCCAGACATTGCCTGCAATCTAATGTATTGTCCAATGCCCTCGGTAGCTTCGTCGAATCCAATACCAAGACGCATCAGTCCTTCACGATTGCCTTCCATGCCCTTGGCTGCATTGACAAAGGTGTCACGAGCGCGAGCTGTGCCTTTGCTGAACAGTGCCAAATCGCCACTGCTACGTTGCAGGATGTCACTGAACTTTTGAGCTTGTTCTTGGTTTGCCCCAATCGCATAGCCGGCTTGTTTGCCCGCTGCCGCCACCGACTCCATGCTGTCGCTGAGGAGAAGACCATTTTGACTGAGATTGCCATAGACTTTGGCATAACGATCGCCCTGTGCCACTGCTGTCTGCAATGCACCGCTCATGGCTCCAATTGCCGCACCAGCTACAGGAATTCCACCAACAAAATTCTGAAGAAGTTTAGTTGTTTGCGCAAGAGTGCGATTGTACCCTTGCATGGCCGCTGATCCATCACTGGCAGCAGATACAAGTTCGCTGCCAGCATATTTGGCGTCGGCACCAAGTCTTGAAACACTGGAACTAGCCGAAGATGAAGCCGAAGCAAGACTGTTGGATCCTGCTGCGGCCTGTTGAACACTACCACTCATTGAGCTCATGACTTGAGCAAAGTTTTGAGTGGCTCGTTGGAACTCTTCTACTGCACGTTGAACTTCTGCATCCATGTTTTTTACCTAGAATAAGTACTTAAACCTATTTATGGAACCCTATGAACCCTCAAATCAACCCGCTACGTCAGTTTTTTAGACAACCTGCCATTTACATCAAATTGCCAAGTCTTGGAAATCACTGGCCCAAAGACACACTGGCAATGCCTGACAATGGTGAATTGCCAGTGCTGCCCATGACTGCTATTGATGAAATCAGTTATCGGACTCCTGATGCTTTGTTCAACGGGCAGGCTGTGGTCAATGTGATTCAGAGCTGCATTCCAAACATCAGAGATGCCTGGGCAATGCCCAACACGGACCTTGACACCTTGTTGTTGGCCATTAGGATAGCCAGTTACGGACATGAACTAGAACTTTCCAGCACTTGCCCGGCTTGCGGACATCAACATGAATTCAGTGTTGACCTGCGTGGCATCATGGATCGACTGAAAAAACCCAACTTTGAAATACCATTGGTCAATGGCGACATTGAAATACATTTCAAGCCCTTGAGTTACCAGCAAGTTGTGGAAAACAGTATCCGGCAGTTTGAAGAACAAAAAGTTCTCAGCATTCTGCCAGATTCTGATGTTCCCGAAGAAGAAAAACTCAGACTGCTGAATCAAACCATTATGAAACTCACAAGGTACACAGTGATAGCAGCAGCACAGTGCATTGCAATGATCAAAACACCGCAGGCCATGGTATCTGAGCAGCCTTGGATTCAGGAATTTCTTGCCAACTGCGAATCGCATGTGTTCAATCAGATCAAAGACCACTTGGTTGCCCTGCGTGAGGCCACAGATATTCCACCACTGCAACTTGATTGTCCTGAGTGCAAACACAGATACGATCAAACTTTTACATTAGATCAATCAAATTTTTTCGCTCCCGCCTCCTGACTTCGGCTGCCGATGAGATAGAAAAAATCATCGATACAATGGAAAAAGAATCAAATGGTATCAGGCAGGAGGCATTAAAGTTGGCATGGTATATGCGGGGTGGCATAACGTATGATCAAGTATTGCAGTTGAGTTGGAACGAACGACAGATGATCAATGACATTGTCAAAGAGAATCTTGAAACCACTAAAAAATCTGGACTACCTTTCTTCTAATGGATTTTGAACAGGCCAAACATGATATTGAGCAGTGGATCACGGACTTTGTTGAAAAGCCCAGCCCTGCACTCAACAACTGGGCACCGTGTCCGTATGCTAGACAGGCCAGGCTAGCCAACACCATTGTGATTGTGCCTGGCAACGATCCCTACTTTGATTTGGTAAATCACTGGCGCTGGGGTATGCAGGGGCGCGAAGTTGTGGTGTTGGTGTATGATCCTCAGGTCATCAGTGCTGATCTCTTAGAGAACTGTGCTCGGATGGTGCAGATCAACTATCTTGACAACAAGAACATGCTGGCCCTGACTGATCATCCTGACTCACCAGAAATCATCAACGGTGTCTCAATGAATCAAGGCCAGTATGCATTGATATTCCTGCAAGACAAAACAAAACTTGATGCAGCAGCACAACAGTTGGCCCACAAGGGTTACTATCAAGACTGGCCTGAGGATTACCTGTTGGGCTTGTTTGCGCATCGTCAGGACCCTAGACTGTGACTTATCAATTTGCAAGGATCAATCTTGACGAGACCAGTTACAGTGAATCAGTGACATGGCAATACCTTGACCCCACTGCCGAAGTGTGTCAGCAGTTAGATGACATCTATAGAACCTACTGCATTTACCGGAAGTTTGGATCTGTGATGCCGATGTTTCCAAGTCGTTATCGTGATCCCGGGGCCGACATCATTGGCTACTATGACGACAGCGAGTTAGTGGCTTGGAGTTTGATACGTAGATTTGATGATCGCAACGCCTTGTGCGATCAGTTTGCCTGGACATATCATCGTCCCGAGCTGAGGCTGGGAATTGAAACAATGAAAACTGAATGTGCTATCTACCGGGCACGAGGTTTTGACTATTTGTATCTTGAGCAGGCACATCTGTACAAGAGTCAAATAGATGGATTTGAAATTTTGGGACCAATGACATAATGGACTTATACACTATCTGGGCTGACAAACAAGGTGACATCACTGATCTTGAGTGGGTCACCAACATGCGTAGCTTCTTTGATCATCTTGTGGGAGAAAACAAGATGCAAAGTTATAGAATTACACGTTGCAAGATGGGATTTAGATCTATCCCAGACATGCCTGAGTGGATGATCATCATGGAATTCACAGGTATGGCACAGATGGACGAGGCTTTTCGACGAGTAGCACCGCTCAAAGGTGAGCTCGAAGACAAACATCGCAGTTTCAATCAGTTTGTGTCAGGCAACATACAGCATGCCTTGTTCAGGGATTGGCCCGATGACTTATGATCGCAATGTTTTCCCATGGCCAACTGGGTGCAACATTTTTAGATTGGAGTATCAAGTATCTACGTGGTGACAACACGTATATTGGCTGGCCAACTCTAGATCGCACTACCTTGTGTGATAATCCGCTGAAGAATTCCAATGCGCACTCTCACAAAAAAATACATCCTGAAGGATTCTGCAACACTCAATGTCTAGTAGATAGATATCACCACCGTGATGATATATCTTTTGATTTCAAAGAACTAGGGTTTGACAAGGTTGGTGAACAGTTGGCACTGGATGTCACACACCTTGATTCCGTAAAAATTCATCAATTAAAACTACAACAACAGCAAGACACCACTGCAGCAGTGTTGTATTGTGTAGAAAAAAACTGTAGCATTATCCGCATTGAAATCAACCCCGCAGTAAAAATGTTTCAGTGCTATGATCGCGGTGATGGACACGAATGGTTAACACGCAGATATCCCGACTGTGCAGATTCTCTCCAAGTGCTATGGTGGAAAGCTTTTTTTGATGACAACGAATTTGGCACCAACACCTGGGATCGCCGCGAATACATGGCTCTCAATGTTAGACCTCTTGATGATCCTGCGCTGCCACCACTGGTAGATTGGAAGTTTAAAAATTTCCGTATTGATTGTTTGCAGTGGTGGATGATGGGAGCAGCAGTGTTGACCCAGTTATTTGAGTGGTTAGAAGTTGATATTGATTGTTCGCGTTGGCCAACTTGGCAACTGGCATATCAGCAATGGCAGCAGATATTACAACCTGACATTGAGTTTGCACTGAATGTTGATGTGTTTGTCACAGCCATAGTCTCTGGGCAACATCTGCAATTACCCCCGATGACTGTGTTTCAGGAAGCAATCTTACAACATTTTTTGATTTACAAACACAATCTCAATATCAAAACTTGGCAACTTGAAACCTTTCCCAACAACACAATTGAATTGCATCAATTATTGGTGCCAAATCATCATCCTGTGTTACCATTGTATTAGAGATGTGCTGAGCACATCTGTTGATTCACTGCGTTCATCAACATTTGTTTTTAGAGATATCATCTAGATTCTTCGGTCATACTTGCCCGTAAGCCGGGCAAGAATTGACGACATCATCCGAGTTCGAACTGTCACATGTATAAAGAGATTGTGTTTCCACGCGGAGGCGGTTGTGCGGTACCTCCTACTCTAGCCTTGACTCACAACGGAACGCAGGTTATCCCATACATGCGAAATACCTTACGCCGCGGTTGTACCTTTTTATCACAGAGCCGCGATCATTTAGCCTAAGTTAGCCTATCCTTTGACGCCCAAGAATCCGCTGGCAACGAGCCTTACCTCGGCTAGCTCAATGGGACCACTCACAGTGGTACAGAGTCTATGCGCAGAGCAGTCGTACTGAGTCTGCGTTTAATTCCCAAAACAGGTCATAGTCCATGAAAAGCCAATGCCCGTGTTTTGATGTTGCGTAGTTAAAATGCCTGGTGAAATGTAGTGAAGTTTGATTTGGCTGTGTTTGTATTGCTACGTAGGTGCCTTTGCGATTGAATTTCATGAACAGAATGTTGAAGTCACCCTCGTCAGCGACGTCCATCGTTTGTTCAATCCATCCATCTAGTGTTTTACATGTGCCTTGAAAGAGTTGATGAAATGGAAAATCTTTGTAGCTTTTGCATTCTGCATTGAATTTAGGAAAACTTTGTCCGGGAATGATGTCGCCCTTAAAGCTTCTAATTTGGCCTTCGTGCAATACCTCTTTGCGGTGTTGGTTAGTCCCCCCAATATAAGCGCCTGAGTGTGGAACACGTATGAAACTTTCTCCGTAGAGTGCAGAGAGATGTTTGCAAACTGTGTTTTCCCAGGAATTACCTTTGGCTTTTTGAGGTGACGTCATGCAGAGTTAGTTATCATCTGTGCCGTGTTTCATACAATTTCTGTACTATTGGCATAGCTGGTAAACCCGTTCTCCTTGACAACACGCAATATGTTTTCTACTCGCCCAATCAATTCATCACGATGACTCACAAGCCAAATTGACTTGCTGCGTTCGCGACTCATATGCTTGAGCAAGGCCAAACTACTTTCTACTCCGGTTGTATCCATGCCTGAGTCAATCATCTCATCCACAAACAGCAAATTTATAGGATAATATAAGCTTTCCCACACATCACGAAACGCCCAGCTCATTGAAAGTATCAGTCGATTACGCTCACCACGACTTAAATTATCAAAGTCTAGTTCACGTCCCAGTTCTTCAATGCCCACGGTAAGGTCATTTTGGAACTTTACTGTGTGCGGTAACCCAATCCTATCTAAGTAATGAGTGAGTCTTGAGTTGAGATACGATAGATTTTGATCAATAATCTTCTTGCGTATAAAGCTGTCTTTGTTGGTCAACAACTTGATCAAAAAGTCCTGATGATCCTGCACTCTACTGAGTTCATTCAACGCTTCGTACGACACTTCTTGCAGTGCCTGCGACTGCATTTCTACAATTTGTTCGCTGTAAGGATTGGTGTCAGCTAGGCGACTTGTTAGATCTTTGCGTAACATTTCCAAACTGTTGCGATGATTCAATGCCTGTTCAAGACTGTCGTAGAACACAGCAGGCGCAGTGCCCAAAGGACCTTGGTCATCAATTTCGTTTTGATGTTCGGAACGTTGAGTATCGTTGGTCAACAACTGCAACGCAATCTCTTGCAGTTCCTTTTGTTTCTTGTCTCGCACATCATCTAGGCTATTGTCGTGTATCTCAGTACCACAAGCAAAGCATCGATGATCAGTTATCTTCTCAATTTCAATCTTTAACTGCCGAGTCTGCCGATCAAGTTTGACATCATCAGAGTCAATGCTTTTGATCCAACGATTGCACGCGTCTATGATTTTCTTTTTGTCATAGAATGCTTCCAAGTCTCGATGTGCCTGTACTTCTAGATCAATGTCTATGTGTTCAAGACTGTCTATTGCTGATTGTAATTTTGCACAATCTTCTACTTGTTTGTTTGACCACAATTGCTCACGTTTTTGTAGACTGCTAATTTGCTCTTCAATACGTTTGTTGGCTTCTTGCACTGCACGAATGCGAAACTCTTCTTGTTGAATAGCATCTTTGGTTTGCTTGTTAGCTTCTTTGACACGGTCTGCACGTTCGCTGAGCTGAGTTATGCCCAGTAACTGTTCAATGATAGTGCGTTGATCGTTGGCTTTGAGTGCAAGGAACGGCTCGGTGTAGGTGTTGAGTGCCACCACATGACGAAACATGTCATGACTCATACCAATGATGTGTTCAATATCAACTTGAGTTTCTCTTGAGTCACCTTGTGCGTTGTCGTCGTTTTGTTGCTCTTCGTTGTTGACAAAAAATTTCAACACATTGGGCTTACGACCGCGTTCAATTCTGTACTCTTTGCCAGCAACACTGAAGTCCAAACTAACCAACATTCCTTTGCTGTTGGTTTTATTGACCAAGTTATCTTTGCGGATGTTTGACAATGCCTGGCCATACAACACATAACTCAACGCATTGATGATTGTGGTTTTTCCAGTGCCGTTTCTTGACCCATCGCCGCCAAGATCTAAATTCTCTCCCAGCACTAGAGTCAAATCACGGCGATCAAAATCAATGGCCTGTGTGACATTGCCCACACTCATGAAGTTTTTTACAGTCAGATTTTTTATTCTTATCATAGACTCTGATAGATTTTTAAAAGCAGTTTTGAATCATAAAATTCACTTTCAATGTTGGAAAGTTGATCTATGACAATTTGATCCACAGATTCAAATTTTATATTTCCGGGTGCCATGTCTGTGTCAATTTCTAAATTTTTGTTTGGTACCAGTGCCATCTCAGCAAGATGGTAATCTTTGATAAATGTTTCTTTGATAAAGTTTGCTTCTTCGTAACTGATTTCAATGTCCAGTCCTACCCGAACATGCATCTTGGGCTTTAATAGATTTGGTGCATTGTCAATCACATCAGACAAGTTTAGCACACGATAGGTAGGCTGATCAGGCCAGGCATGAAACTCAGGCTCCTGACCCCATTCCAAGATCATTGCGCCTCGTTCGTCGTCACCGGCGTCGGCGTAGTTATGAGGGAAACAATTTCCAATGTAGGTAATGTTTCGTTGTGTCTGGCGTTTGTGAAAGTGTCCAGTGAACACATGTTCAAAGCCTGTGAAATCTTCTCGTCGAACTTCGCCATGATCAGGCATGGCCACCATGGCATTCATCAAGTAGCCCGGCAGTTCAAAGTGCCCAAACATGTACTTGCCTGTTAGTTTTGGAATGCGCTTATGATCATCGCCAACGAGCCAAGGAGCAATAACCACGTCGCCACTACTATACCAATCATTGCAGATATGAATGTTAGGTAAGTGCCGTGCCCATTCCACGCTTTGTATATCACGTCGGTCACGATAATAAAGATCGTGATTGCCAGGAATAAAAAACACACGGTTAAAATTTTCATTCAAGTGCTCTAGTGCTCGTAGACTATAATTGAGAGTGACAATGTTGATACTGGCACGATGATTGTGCCAGTCTCCCAAAAACATTGCAGTATCACAGCCATGCTCCTGGCCTAGTTTAGTAGCCCATTTGACAAATGCCAGACAATCTTCATTGTGTGCATGGCTGTTGGATTTTAGGCCAAAGTGGATGTCAGTAAACACCACGGCCTTCTTGAATAAGTTAGACATAACTTACGATTATACTAGTCGTCGTTGAAACTTGCAACCGGTATGGACATCACTGCCCCTGAGTCTTTTCCAGAATTTTGTCTAGTCCAACTTGGATTCAAACCGTTTATCTCCAAGATGTCATCACGTATGTTTTGCATTTTCTTTTCAATATTTAAAATACGAGTAAAGCTGTTGGTGATGGCAGCAGTATAGTATGCAAACGGATTTTGTGATTTTGATTCATCAAACTGCAGGCCTATCTGTGCCAGCTGTAACAGAGCCTGTCCACGCATTTCTTCGTTGTAAGTATAACCACGCCAGTTGCTGCGAGTGGCATAGCGTTCGCATAACTTGAGAAACATCAGCGCCAGCTTGTTGGTCATAGTGCCGTGTTCTTTGCAAAACTCGCCCTGCTCTACGTCACCTTTCCAGTGCGATTTACCTACTAAAAATGGGGTTTTGTTTCCATCAATTCTATAATGCCAGAACGGAGGAAAGTTCACACGTATATAGACTAGATCTAGCACAGGTGCATCGGCCAATTCAACTAAAACATCGTCGGTGTCATCTTCAAACTCAAACATCTCTTCAACTCGAGACTTCTTTGCAGCAGCCTTGGTAATTTTTTTTGGCGCCATGGGAATATGCTCCCAGGTCATGATTCTAAAAACCAAATCAGTGTTGGGAATTTTCTTGGGATCTATGATTTCGCCAGTTTCTCGCTTGATGCGATCTGCACGATTACGCCGAGCCTCGGCCACTGTTTTTTGATTAATTTTACCAACAGCAGCAAGAATCATGTCGTACTGATGATCAGTTTTGCGATCAAGAAACGAACAATAGGTGTTCTTGCTTAGATGTATTTCTTTTAAAATGTCTCGATTGTTTAGGTAGTTTACCCTGGGTGCGGTGCGTGGGATAGCAGTTGACAAATCAATCTCCTTGTAAGTTACTTATTATACAACATTTTTCCAGTTTGTCAACCATTGATAAACTACGTGGTTTTTGATTTGGGTAAATACATCACAAGGAAATATAATGGCTGGATACGATTCATCAAAAGCAAAAGCATTTAATGCACTTATTCAAAATGGCGCATCCATAGAGGCAGCATATCGCGGTGCTGGCATCACCGCCGACGATCAAGGCAACTATGCAATCAACAACGATCCACAGAGTCGAAACTTTGGAAGATTAGGCATAGCTGACGAAAATGCTATATTAGCCACAGATCCAGCGCCTCCACCAACTGTAGAATCATACGGAACAACCTACACACAACCTGCACAAAGTTTTGGAGCAATTAACCTATCAACAGCGCAAAGTCCCTACACATTTCCAGGGGTAGTTGGCGGCCCAGTGGCACTAGAGCCCGGGCAACAACAGTTGAACACCTATCCAGCCCCAGACGTACCTGTCAGCACCAACACATTCACCGGCGTACAATTTGACATTGGCGGATTTCCTGTAGCGCAAACTGAGCCAGTGATAACATCGTTTGACACTGCGCCAGGGGCAGGATTTAGCACTTATGCATCACTGGCTCAAGACAACACAGTTAACGATGTCAGCACTACCGCAGCATTTCCCTACATCCAAGGTGGACAAGGCCAACTTGGTTTTGATGTAACCCCAATACCGGATCCTGTGAATCCCCAGGTTGATCCATTTGTTCCTCCGGGGCTGGCAGCAGCTACCACAGGCGGTGGATTTGTCACCCAGCCCGACACTGTGACAGACACCACAGGATATTTCACTACCGATCAAACCAACGCCAACATTTTAGGTACCATTACCAGTCCACAAAATGTGGACCTTGGTCTAGGTGCAGGAGTCACTCAAAGTCTTCCATTGAGCACAGGCGCAGGCACTGAAAATGGCACCGCAGTTGGCCTCACGCGGGCCAGAGACAGCAACGTTGTTAGAGAGCAACGCCGCAATGTCAACAACAAAGATTGGCGAGTAAGATTACGACTAGCACCGCGCAGCAATTATTTGTACAATGACCCAAGCATAGATGACTCCGCTATCTTGTTTCCTCTCAAGATCACTGATGGTGTGATATTTCCCTATACTCCAAGTGTGCAAACTTCTTACAATGCCAATTATTCACAGTACGATCTAACTCACAGCAACTACAAAGGTTACTTTTATCAAAATTCAAGTGTTGCCCCCATACAGATCAGCGGAACCTTTACAGCTCAGAGCACCGACGAGGCCGACTATCTGTTGGCAGTGATTCATTTTTTCAGATCAGCCTCAAAGATGTTTTACGGCCAAGATGCTGACGCTGGTGCACCGCCCCCATTGATGTTTTTGTCAGGGTTTGGTAATTACCAATTCAATGAGCATCCGGTATTGCTGCAGACGTTTACCTATAATCTACCCAACAATGTAGACTACATTAGATGCAACAGTTTCAATCAGGTCAACTTAAATCTATTGCAACGCAGAAACAAACAATCATTGCCCAGCAATCCTTTTAGTTCGGCACTGTCAAGACTTCAGACCTTGTTCAACAAACCACCAATTGGTGCTGACCCTGGTCAGGCCAGTCAGCAGAGGCTAACTGGTGAACTAGGTGGAAGCAAACCAACGTATGTTCCAACATCAATGGAAATCAGCATCACTCTATTGCCAACACAGACACGTCGGCAAGTCAGTAAAGAATTTTCAGTCAAGGGTTTTGCCAATGGTGATTTATTACAAGGAGGATTCTGGTAATGCCTGCCTATAATGCCACAAGTCCTTATTTCAATACTGGGTACGATCAGTTCTATCTTGGTGTAATGGTTAACAGACCACTGCCCAAGTACAGTGACGATCTATTGATTGAACTCAATCTAACATACCAGTATAGGCCAGATATGCTGGCCTATGATTTGTATCAATCTGCCAATCTTTGGTGGGTATTTTATCAACGAAACCCCAACACATTGACAGCGCCGCCGCTGGATTTTAAAGCAGGCATTCAAATATACCTGCCAAAGATATCTACTTTACAAACAGTGTTGGGATTCTAACATGGCATTAAGTGTAGAAACCCTACGGAAGCAACTGACTCGTGCAGAACAAGCTCTTGCTAGAATTCAAGCTGAATACGATACTGTAGCAGCAGCCTACAACGCTGAAAGAATTGCCGGAAATGTTCAACGCAGCACTGCTGAATATCTAGCACTGAGAAAAAAATATAATATTGCCAGCTTAGAGGCACAAGTTGCAACTGCTACCCAAGATGTCATTGATGCACGTCAAGAATTAGCAGCAGCTGAAGCCGAAGCTCAGAACGAAGCCAATGCTCAGCAGGCCACCACACAACGATCCAACACAGCCGTGGCCGGCAGTGACAGTGCTGGACAAATAGCTCAAGAGGATGCTGCTACCACTGGTAATGCACCGCCGGTTCAGGTAATAAAACCAGACGGAAGAATTGCTGCCGCGCCAGAAAATCCCAGCGGATCAAATGCCACGGTCACAGTTACAAGAGATGCCGAAGTCAAGGACACTGGTACAGATAGTCCAGTAAAGACCATAGAAGAAACACAGGCTGTTACTTCAACCTCAAGCCAAGGGTTCCCTATCTCTACTGGAGATAGATCTCCACAAACAGTGTTTTCAGGCGGTGTTGGTGCTGAGAATGAGGATGCCAGCACTAGAAAAAACACCACCCAGCAAGCAGTTGCAAGTACATTTGATCAAACAGTATCACCACAGGCCAATGTACTTGACAAATACTACAACTATACCTACAACGCTGAAATATGGTTGATGACATCCTCAGACTACAATGAGTTAATTCAAACTAAAAAATGGGGAGGCCACGGCGGATTGTTGATGCGCAGTGGTGGCATATCAGAGGCAGCAAGTGGTGGATCTGTCACAACCACCATTAACGGGCAGACTGGCACCTCACCACCAACTCGTAATCCTTACTTTAGTTTAGACTATTATATTGATTCCATTGAACTGTCAAATCTTGTGCCAGGAAAAGGCAGTGGAGCCTCACACAACAACACTGATTTAAAGTTTACCGTCACTGAACCAAACGGAATTACTTTGATTGAGAACCTCGTAGCAGCCACCAACGACTACTGTGGGATTCAAAATTATACGGCAGCAATTTATCTGATGAAGATTTCATTCTACGGATATGATGAAACTGGCGTATTGCAAAAAGTCAACAACAACGATGTCAACACTCCCAACGACCCCTATGCTGTGGTCACCAAGTATGTGCCGTTTCTAATAACCAACGTAACTTTCAGTGTCAGCAGCAGCTTAGTGACTTACACGGTGACTGGCTCACCCACTGCGCAGAGTGTTGGTGTTGGCCAATCGCGTGGGTCTATTCCCTACAACATTGAGGTTGCAGGATCAACTGTGGGCCAGGTGCTGGGTAATGATATTGGTGGCACCACAACCAATGCAACTCAATCAGATCAAGCCCAAGCCAATCAGTTTCAAGCCAACACAAATACATCTATACTCAGTACACTTCGAACCACAGGTGGTCCCAGCAACAACGCACCACCCAAGGCTGATGCAGCCACAAATCAAACTCCGGGTACGATTGTGGGCGGACTGATGGGAGCATTGAACGAATTTCAACGCCGGTTGGTCAAAACCAAGGTGTTTGATGTAGCTGATGAATACTCTATAGAATTTGCCTTGGATGAAATGCGAGGAGCTCGTGTTAGAAAGGCCTTGAAATCGTCTTATAGCAACACACCCATGACCAACAATGCCAATCCACGAGCACTGTTGGATGAAACTCAGGCCATGAACCCCAATCAACGTATTGTGGGAATCACCGCAGGTATGCCAATTGTACAGGCCATTGACCTGGTGCTTAGAAATAGCGAATATGTTGAAAACCAACAGTTGGCACAGGTCAACGAAACCACAGGTGAAGTTAAAGACACTCAAAAAAATATCAAAACCTTTGCTTGGTTTAAAATTAGTTTAGTTACCGAGCAAAAAGGCTATGATATCCGACGTAATGATTATGCCTATAAAATAAAATTTATTGTGAGCCCTTATGAAATCAAAGGCATGGACAGTCCATGGTTTCCTACCGGAAATTTCAGCGGAGTACACAAAAGTTACCCTTACTGGTTTACTGGTCAGAATACTGCGGTGCTTGACTACCAGCAAAGTTACAACCATAACTACAGAACCACCCTCAGTGGTGCCAATAAAAATCCGCAGCAATCAACCAGTGATCTACAAAAAATTAGAAAATACTGGTATGCTCCACGCAGCAATCAAACTTCGCAGCAAGGCGACAACGCAGTCAACGAACCAGCTGCTAATGCTTCAGAATTTTTATACAGTCAGGCTGATCTGGGCACAGTAAAAATACGTATCGTAGGTGATCCTGCTTGGATTGTGCAAGGGGAAATGTTTGCCGGAGTAGATGCTCGCCAATTTGTCTATAAACCTTTCTTGCCTGATGGCACCATCAACACTGATGCTGGTGAAGTGCTGTTTGAGATAGTGTGGGTTCGCAACGGGGATTATGATATCGAAACTGGGCTAATGACACCCAACCTCACTGCCAAAAGTTACAACAAAACTTCAAAACAGAGTTTTGTTTACAAAGCCAACAAGATCACAAGTTTCTTTATGCAAGGCAAGTTTGAACAAACTGTGGAAGGTAACCTCTACATTTTCCCCATACCAAATACTACGCAACAAGCAACCAATATCAAACAAGATGCTGGTGATCTCAGCCAGGCTTCTACAAATCAGCGTTCAGCATCTGGATTACGAAATGCCAGCCAGGTATACAGATCGGCTCAAAATCCAGCTCAATATGCCACAGACACACTGGCAGCGCCTGAATCAAACAATTCATCATCGCCAATTGGCACGGATAGATTTTCAGGCCAAGCAAGAACCGATGCCATCACTGGATCCAACAACCTAGGCACAACAACACAGATTTCGATTCCAGCTGTGTTGCCCGCAGCACCTGCAGAAAATCCCACCAGCCAAGGCACAATTGACACACCAGTAGTTGGACTGGCCGGCATACAGTATAATGTCAACACGTTTGGTGTTGCCAACCAGCCAATTCCTACCACACTACCGGGCATACAGGTAAACATAATACCTACCACAGATAGGCAACTTATGGTCAAGGAAACATAATGGCAGAGAATATCACTAGAAGCACCGGCAGAGCCAAGAACTTTCAACTGGATCGAGGCGGTGCACCCGCTGATCCAGGCCCGTTTATTGGTGTGGTAAAAAACAACATTGATCCTACCTTTTCAGGACGTCTTCAAGTGTACATTGAAGCGTTTGGTGGTGGCGACGCCAACGACAACAGTTTGTGGCGAACCGTGCGCTATCTTTCTCCATTTTATGGTGCCACTGATCCTAGATCCAACGATCCTAATTTTAATCCAGCACCTGGGGTGGGCACATTTGAAAGCAATCCTCAAAGTTATGGAATGTGGATGACACCTCCTGATATTGGGGTCAGTGTGTTGTGTTTCTTTGTAGAAGGCGATGCCACTCGAGGATACTATGTTGGGTGCATACCAGATCAGGGTGCCAATCATATGGTGCCGGCCGTGGGTGCCAGCAGCAATTTTGACAAAAGCAACAATGTGGAACAAGCATACTTTGGCAACGACGTACAGGCTCCGGTGGTTGAGATCAATGTGTATAATCCTGCCACACAACAAAATCCCAAGTTCTTCAACGAAATAAAACCCATACACAAAGTTGTTGCTGCGTCAATGTTTCAACAAGGAGTCAACGGAGACATACAGCGAGGACCTATTACATCAAGTTCCCAGCGAGAAACTCCCAGCACTGTGTATGGAATAAGCACTCCCGGAAGACCAATATATCAGGGCGGATTGTTACCGGCAACCATCAAAGCTCAATTGGCATCAGGACAGTTGGCTCCCAAAGATGTCAAAGTTATTGCTCGTCAAGGTGGCCATAGTGTTGTACTTGACGACGGAACATTGGAAGGCCAAGATGCCTTGGTTAGATTTCGCACATCCAAAGGTCACCAAATCATGATGAATGACGAAGGCAACTTCTTTCACATCATGCATGCCAATGGACAGACTTGGATAGAATTTGGCAAAGAAGGCACAGTAGACGTTTACAGCACTAACAGCGTTAATGTGCGAACTGAAGGCACAATAAATTTACATGCTGACAAAGACATCAACATGTATGCCGGGGGCAATATCTCTATGAAAAGCACAGGTATTACCAAAATAGAAAGTGACAAAACTCTGTCATTGCGCAGCATTGAGAAAATGACTGTGTTTAGCAAAGCAGCTCTTGCGCTGAAAAGTGATGGCACTATTGCACTGGACAGTCAAGGTGGATCCTGGAAGGGCGGTGGTAGTCTCGTGTTCAAGGGTGGAAGAATTGATCTCAATGGAGGATCGGCTGCAGCAGTTGAGACCCCCACTTTAATAACCAAAACAGTGCTAGATGACACAACTTTCAATGCCAGTAAAGGCTGGCTAGTTCAGCAAAATGCTCTAAAGAGTATTGTGACTCGAGCACCAACTCACGAACCGTACCCGTATCACAATCGCGGAGTAAATGTACAGGTCAATCTATCAGACAGTTCTGCACCGCCACCCACTGCTGTTCCAGTGTCATCTGGAGCCACTATAACTCGGACAAACTAATGCCAAAGTATAATTTTGTTTCTTCTGATGGTAAGACTTACCAAGTTGATGCTGCAGCCGGCACCAGCGAAGCGCAGGCCCGACAAATTTTTAATACACAGTTTAGTACCGGAAGTTTGACTAATTTATCTGTGGGCAGCACTCTCAGTGCGTTGACACAGGCAGCTGGTGGATTGTCTTCGGCACTGGCATTGATACCAAAAAATTCCACGTCAGGACTCACATCCACCATCAGCAAGTTGACTGCATTGCCAGTGGCCAACGGAATCAACACAGCAAATTTTTTAAAAACCAGTCAACCCAGCACTGGTATTGGAGCACTTGATACAACTCAGGTACAGGGATTATTGGCTCAGACTGCTGCGGGTCTTAATCAATCTGCCTCAACTGTGTCAGCCACCACGGGGCTTGGTAAATTTGGAATTTCGCCGCAGCAGTTAGAACAACAAGGTTATTTAAAACCTGGCATCACTGATGCCTACCTGAGCAGTGACCCTGCTCAACTTTCATCGGTCTTGAATTCTCCCAGTGTTTGGACTGGGAAAGACGGCATCAGCAATCTAACAAGTTTTGCCGGCAACACCAACAAGCAGACCAATATTTTTCAAGGTCTAATGCAGTCAAATTACACAAGTTTGAGTCAGGCCGGCGCAATAACCAGTAATTTGCCAGTGAAAGAAATAGCACCATTGCTGCAAGTTGCCAATAAATTTGGTGCTGGATCAGCCATAGCCTGGAGTAAAAGCAGCGCACCAGCAAGTATCGTAGGCGAAGCCAACAAACTTGCCAAACAAGGTGAATTTGCAATGAGTTTTGTGGGCACCAAGCTACCAATTGGCGCCACAGGAGAAGCCAAAGCTGTTGGATACAACAACACTGTAAATCGTAGTTCGGTGGACCAGGCAGTGAAAAGTATACTTGGCAATAATAAAATTCCCACCCCAAATTATTCAACGCAATCCTTTACTGAAGCAGCTACTTTGGCACAGCAAGGCACAGGCTTTAATTTAAACATTAATAGTCTGACGGGTGCATTGAGAAGTATAGTAGGTTAAATACAAATTATGCCCACATTCATTGGATTTAACACTCAAGGCCAGTTTAAAAAGTTTACGCTAGTAGACACCGAGCTCATCAAACGAGATTTACTCAACGCATTTAACATCAGACAAGGTCAACTGCCAGGACGCCCCGAGTATGGCACTAGTTTATGGGATAATTTATTTGAAAATATCACTGATGAACTTGTGAATTCAATAAATCGTGAAGTGCAGCGAGTAGCCGGCGGAGATCCTAGATTGCAGGTTATCAACAGTTATGTCTATGCTCAAGACAATGGTATGTTAATTGAATTAGAAATACAATATGCCCCGTCTAGCGATGCTGAACGTTTGGCTATCTTTTTTGATCAACTCACCCGCTCGGCCAGTTACGTATAACTACGTGGTTATTTCGCACCATAAATACTGGAACAGTGAGAAACTATGGCCATTACCACCAGACAAACCGCAATTTTTGGGGTTGAAGATTGGAAGCAAATCTATCAAACCTATCGTGAAGCTGATTTTCAAAGTTACGATTTTGAAACTCTACGCAAAAGTTTTGTAGATTATCTTCGCCTCTATTACCCAGAGACCTTCAATGATTACATTGAAAGCTCAGAGTTTATTGCACTCTTGGATGTAATGGCATTTATGGGACAAGCCCTGGCGTTTAGATCAGATTTAAACGCCAGAGAAAATTATCTTGATACCGCTGAACGCAGAGATTCAGTCACACGGTTGGCCAATCTAGTAAGTTACACATCCAAGCGCAACATTGAAGCACAAGGCACAGTCAAGGTCATTGCAGTCAGCACCACAGAAAACATCACTGATTACACTGGGGCTAATCTTTCTAACATCACTATAAATTGGAATGATCCTACCAACCCAAATTGGCTTGAGCAGTTTACATCTGTCATCAATGCTGCATTAGTTGATTCACAGCGTGTGGGTAGACCCGGCAACAGTCAATACATTCTTGGTGTCAAAAACGATGAATATGCTGTAAATTTAGTTCCAGGCTTTATTCCTGTGATTCCTTACACCTCGGTGGTTGATGGGATATCAATGCCGTTTGAACTGGTCAGTGCCACTGCCAAGGGCAGTAGTCAACTGTATGAACCTGCCCCAAGGCCCGACAGCCCATTCAATATTGTTTACAAAAACGATCAATTGGGATTTGGGTCTCCCAACACCGGCTACTTTTTCTTGTTCAAGCAAGGTGTTCTGCAAAATCAAGATTTTAACTTGGCAGAACGTGTGACAAATCGCACAGTCAATATCAACATTGAAGGAATCAACAACGATGATCGTTGGTTGTTTCAGTTAGACAATGTTGGCACAGTCACTACTGAGTGGGAATACGTACAAAATATCTACACTGCGGCAGCAGAACAAATTTCCACAACACCAAGATCAATTTACTCCACACAAAGTCGCACCAACGATCAAATTACTCTAACATTTGGTGATGGAGTATTTTCAGCCATACCAGTGGGTAATTTTAGATCGTATGTGCGAGCTTCAAACGGATTGACTTACATTATTAATCCAGAAGAGATGTCCAATGTCACTGCCAGTATCAGTTACGTCAGCAGAACAGGACGCACCGAAGCAATAACTTTCACATGTAGTTTGCAGACCCCGGTCAGTAATGCACAAAGTCGTGAAAGCATTGCCGAGATCAAGCAACGTGCGCCAGCAAGATACTACACACAGAATCGCATGGTCAATGGTGAAGACTATAACTTATTTCCTTACACTGAATTTTCAAGCATTATTAAATCCAAGGCAGTGGCAAGATCAGCAATTGGCACATCAAGGTACCTTGAATTAATTGATGCCACTGGCAAGTACTCAAGTACAAATGTTTTTGCCAGCGACGGTGCACTGTTTACAAATCTAACATTGCCCACTGTGATTTTTTCATGGTTTACCATCAACGACATTGCTGATGTGATTACAAATGTTGTACAACCTCTGTTGAATCAAGTTGGGACTCTGCAATTTTACTACGCCAACTACACTAGACCTCAACTGATAGGACTTGATACAACCTGGAATCAAAGCACCACCGTGGTAAATGAAACCACTGGATATTTTGTAGCACCTACTGGATTGCCAGCGCCAATTGGCCCATTTAACAGCAGTAATCTAAGATTCATTGTTCCTCAGAGTTTGATTAAATTTGTACCCCCAACAGGGTATCATTTTGATGCTGACAACCGACTGGTGTTAGGTGCCAGTACCTTAGACACAGATAAAACATATATCTGGGCCAGTCCCGTGGCAGTTGAATTAGATGGCACTGGGTTAGGCGAAGGCAACAATCCTGATGGAACAGGCCCGGTTATACTGGATACATTTGTGCCAACAGATGCAGTGTTATCTGAAGTCATACCAATATTCATAACTGACCTACCAAGCACAATAGAAACTGAAATGCGTGAACAGATTCGTGTGTATCGTAATTTTGGACTAGGTTATAACAACCTAACTGCAACTTGGTACTTGATAACATCAACCAACTTGGCACAGGGTGCCGCGTTTAGTTTGACTAATGCGCAAAATACCACAGGACAAAATTTAGATGCCAGCTGGATCATGCAGTTTATTACCAATGGACTACAGTACACTCTTACCACACGGCAGTTGACGTATAATTTTGGCAGCGTGATTCAAACTAGATTTTTTTATAGATACGGCAGTGCAATATTTGATCCACGCACTGGTACCACAATCAAAGACTATATCAAAGTTTTAAAAAGCAACAGTCAGGCCAACAGCAATCAGCCGTTGCCAGGTGATATTGCCATGCAGATTGTTGGACAACCGGTGCAAAGTGACGGAGAAGTTGATGACTTCCAGGTGTTGGTGAGTTTTGAAGATAATGATCAAAACGGAACTCCTGATGATCCAGATTTTTTTAGTGCGATTGTGCCAACTGGCAGCTATGTGTTTTTACAAAAAACAGTTGATTTTGATGGACTAGAAAGATATCTGTTGATCAACTTTGGTGTTGTAAATTACAACTACGCAACACTGGCGCAGATTGATCTAGTAAAATCGCAATACATTCCTGGACAGGTTTTCTATGCAACCGCTGAAGTTGTATTTTATCAAATTGAGGTTGACACAATTACACTGCAACGAACATTGGTTGAGGTCACCGAGGGTGACTACATTGCACAGCCCGGACGACAAGATCTCTATTTCCAATATCGAGCCAATAGTCCATTGAGTTCAAGAATTGACCCGGCTACTTCAAATATCATTGATGTCTATGTAGTGACTCAGACCTACTACACAGCCTATCAAAATTGGATCAAAGACACAACCAATACTGTGCCCTACCCAGAGCCTCCCACCATTGATGAGCTCAACACGCAGTATCAAGGTCTGCAAAATTTCAAAATGATTTCAGATCAACTGATTTTAAATTCAGTGGTGTTTAAACCATTGTTTGGTTCCAAAGCTGAATCTAATCTACGAGCAATTATAAAAGTTGTTCGCGCTGCCAAATCCACAGCGTCAGACAGTGAAATCAAAGATTTGGTTATAAGTGCGTTGAACAGCTATTTTACCATTGACAAGTGGAACTTTGGAGATACTTTTTACTTTTCAGAACTAAGTGCTTACATTCACAGTGAAATAGGAACCGTGGTGAGTTCTGTGGTGCTGGTTCCGTTAAACCCACAAAAGAGTTTTGGTGATCTATATGAAATTAGATCTGCCCCTGACGAAATTTTTGTCAATGGTGCCACGGTAGCTGATATTGAAATTATTGCCTCATTGACTAGCACTAACCTACAGACTGCCCCCGGCAGTGGAGTAATTTAATGGCCGTACGAAGCGTAGAATTTTTACCTGAAATATTTCAGACTCCAGTTAACCGGCAATTTCTTGCTGGTACGCTTGACCAACTGATTCAAGAACCAAACTTTAGTTCAACTCAAGGTTTTATTGGTCGTAGAATTGGACCCGGGGTCAATGCCAACGACTATTATGTTATAGAGCCCAGCGTTGAACGATCAAATTATCAACTTGAGCCCGGTGTAGTAATCACCAACCGAGATCGTGAAGACACAGTTGACGCCATAACCTATCCTGGTATATTAGATGCGTTGGCACTGCAAGGCGCCGACACTACTCGCGCTGACAGACTATTTGTCAGTGACTATTATGCATGGGATCCATTTATTGACTATGATAAAATGGTTAACTTTGCTGAGTACTATTGGTTACCAGCAGGACCGTTTGCAGTGTCGGTGGCCGGCGAGCAAATCCCCTACAAAGCCGACATCAATGTCACTCGCAACAACGGATATTATAGTTTTGATTTTTCAAATACAGCACAAAATCCAACTCTAACTTTGGTGCGTGGTGGATCATACAATTTTAAAGTCACACAAAATCTAGTAACGACCTTTACGTTTAGAGTCAGTAATCGTGGTAGTTCGGCCTATCTAATAGACTTTGAACCCAATCCGGTTCTAACATTGATTAGAGGCAACACCTATCAGTTTACGTTGACACTGGGCGGCGACTTTCCGTTTTATATAAAAACAATTGCCACCACTGGAAAAACCAACCTCTACAACAATGGTGTGGTCAACAACGGTGCAAGTCAAGGACAGGTGACATTTACAGTTCCCTATGACGCACCGGATACACTGTTTTATGCAGCCGAAACCAGCGAAACAATGCGAGGAACATTTAACATTGTTGATCCTGTGCCGGGCGATGGTCCAAAGTTTTATCTTCAGGCAGCACCAGGAGTTGATGGCAAAATGCCAGGTAACCCCAATATATCAAGTCGTGATGTTCTGGGGGTAGTCAACAACGGTGAAGATTTAGGCACAGTGACATTTAACGTTCCACTAAAAACTGCGCAAAACTTTTATTACTCGTTGACAGAAATACCCAATGTTGATCTAGTCAGTGAGTTGACATTTGCGCAGATAAACAACCAGTACCTTGATGATTTTATTGCTGCCAATCCCAACGGCATTGATGGCATTACCAATCTGCAGGACAACACTGTGGTTTTTGTTGATCAGTTTCCAATTACCGATGCTGAAGATGCCACGGCCTATGGATGGGTCCGAACTCAGTTTTATAGTCCTAATCCACCAACCACCGGAGTCAGTGAACCTGGCACATACGACATTGATGGATTTAGTACCAACACTCCCATCCTGACAAAAACAGATAGATATCAAGTCTATATCGTCAAATACGAAACCGCGTTGGATGGCAGAATCTATCTCAGCCTACAGCCCACACTGGCAGTCAGTAACTTTGAGCAATTTAACATTGTCAGTGGCGAAGTTTACAGCAATACAAAATGGTTTAAAAACAGTGATGGATACTTTGAACAGATTCCTCTGTTGACAGCAGCATTAGATACCATATATTATCAGGACGGTACCAATCCCAGCATGTTTGGTGCTATTCGTTTGATTGACCAAACTCAAGACACCACAATCTTTATTGCTGATATTGTAGGTAAAAAAAATTACACCAGCCCCAACGGTGTGGAGTTTACCAACGGTCTCAAGGTTACATTTTTTGACAATGTAGTTCCAACAAGCTATATTGGTAACAGCTACTATGTTGAAGGCGTTGGTAGTGCTATAAAACTACTGCTGGTCACAGAGTTTATCACTCCAGAAACCTACACTCAAAACAGCGTACTTCCATTTGATAGTTTGCCATATGACATTGGAAATTATGATATAAACCAAAATCAGCCAGCAATTCAAGACTACTTGACATCAAATCGTGCCAGTGAAGATTTCAGTGCCTGGAGCCGCAGTAATCGTTGGTTTCATAGAGAGGTCATTGAAGCCACTGCTGTGTATACCAACACCACTGCGTTGTTTGATCAAACGTCACGAGCCAAGCGTCCTATTCTTGAATTTAAAGCTGGCATGCGATTGTATAACTTTGGCACTAAATCAAAACAGCCAATAAACATAATTGATTTAACCACAGTAGATGCTTTTAGCCAAGTGGCTGGACAAACACAGTACAACATTGACGGGTATGCACTGACTGATGGATCACGTGTGATTTTTGCCGCAGACACCAGTGCAGATGTAAGAAATCGTGTGTATGAGGTTGTTTTTATCACACCTGATACCGAACCTCCTTTGATAGCACAACCTATTATAAATTTAGTGGCAACAACGGATTCTCTGCCATTGATCAATGACACAGTGGTATGCATGAACGGAATCTCCAATCAAGGAATAAGTTTTTGGTACGACGGCGTATCATGGAATCGCGCACAACAAAAAACAAAAACCAATCAGGCACCGTTGTTTGATCTGTTTGATCAAGATGGAGTGAGTCTCACAGACCAGATCAAGTATCCAGGATCTAGTTTTACTGGCACCAAACTATTTTCCTATGCTCAAGGAACCGGTGCCAATGATGTGGTTCTTAATTTTCCTTTGAGATATCTGACTATCAGCAATGTTGGCGACATTGTATTTGACAACAATCTCTACACCGATACATTTTTGTATGTTATCAATCGCAGCAGCATTGAATCTGACATCAGCATAGGGTTTGCTCGCCAGTACTCTAGTAGAGAAGTATATCAAAGTTTGCTGGGCTGGCAACCAGCAGTTACCCAAAGCCGAAGCCTGCAGCAATTTAGATTTAGTTACAACGGTGATCCGTTGTTGTTAGATATCAAAATTTCTGACGTGCCAGTTGCAGTTGATGCGCCGGAGCCAGTACCTAATCTAAAAGTATACGCTGGGTCAACTTTTGTACCGCCCAGCAAGTACCTGGTAACCACAACTCCCAATACTACCACCATTCGTTTATACGAAACATATCTTGATACTGATGTAATTGAGGTATTGGCCTACAGTGATCAAGTCAGCCAGGTTGGTTTTTATCAAGTTCCAATTAATTTACAAAACAATCCGTTCAATGCCAACTCCGCTAGTTTTACCTTGGGCACAGTTAGAACACATTACAACAGTATTGGAGAAAATCTAACTGAACTTCGTGGGGCAATCAATGGCACCAACAATAGTCGAGACCTTGGCAACATTGTTCCCTACGGTGAAACAATTGTACAACAAAGTTCGCCGTTGACACTGAGTGGACTGTTTTTACGATTGCCTGACTACAATGTTTTTTCTTCTATTGATTTTAACAGTAGAGAATATGTCAAGTATAAAACCTTGTTACTAGACACTTTGGCCAAAAATGACTACACTAATCTAACCACAGCGCAGATATTAACTTCGGTGATAAGTGATATCACACTGGGACGCACTGAAAGCAATGCATTCTACTGGAGCGATATGTTGCCGGCAGGTGCTGTGTTCACACAAAACAGCTACACCTACACTGCAATCTCCACGCCTGTGTTTGAAACAGTTCAGGTTTATAATTTTACCTCAAGCAACTATCTCGGTCTCAATGTTTTTGTCAACAATAGATTGTTGACTCGCGAATTTGAATTCAACACAATTGTAGATTCAGCCAGTCTAGAGATTACAACGCTGTTGGCAGTGGGCGATGTTATTTTGATACAAGAATTCTCATCAACGGTGGGAAGTTTCTGCCCAAATACACCTACAAAAATGGGACTATATCCCTCGTGGCGGCCACAGATTTATGTTGATACTTCTTATGTTGAACCAACCACTATTATTCTTGGACACGATGGCAGTAAAACCGTGGCATTTGGTGATTTTAGAGATGATGTGTTGCTGGAATTTGAAAATAGAATATTCAACAACATCAAAATAGTTTCTCCAATCCCTATTCTGCCAGAAGATATTATTCCGGGTGCATTTAGAACAACAGACTATTCTGCTCAAGAAGTACAAGAGGTGTTTGCTGGTGAGTTTTTAAGTTGGATAGGATGGAACAAACTTGACTATAACAGACAAGATTACAGCGCACAAAATTCATTTACTTGGAACTATGATCAGGCCGGCAACAAGCTCAACGGGCAAGTTTTACCAGGAGCATGGCGCGGCATCTATCTTGATTTCTATGATACTGTTACTCCGCACACCACTCCTTGGGAGATGCTGGGTCTGACACAAAAGCCCACTTGGTGGAACGATCGCTATGGACCTGCGCCCTACACATCTGGCAACTTGGTTCTTTGGGATGACTTAGAAGCTGGACTGGTGACTGACCCCGCGGGATTTTACATGAAACCTGCATTTGCTAGACCCGGTCTCACTAAGATTATACCAGTGGGACCTACTGGCGAATTATTGAGTCCATTTGAAAGTATAGTTGGTGCCTATGATCCTTCAGGGTTTAGGCATAGCTGGCAGACTGGCGATTAT